TCAATTTACAAACGATACTTGGGCCGGTTGCTTGAAAGCACTAAATCTTCCTGACTTTAGTCCAGAAAGTCAAAATAAAGCCGCTATCTATCTCACACAACGTCGTCAAAATGCTCTAGAAGATGTTAAAGCCGGTAGATTCTCAGTAGCTATACAAAAATGTAAAAAAGAATGGGCTAGCTTCCCTGATGCGAACTATCCAGGACAAGGTACTAGAACTGTAGCACAGATGCAACAGTGGTTCCGTGATGGCGGTGGAACCATAGTAGCCTAAGCCCATAAATAACCCATGCCATATAAAAATATCATCCTTACTCCTGCACAATACAGCGAACAACATCGCGAGCAGACTGCACAGTTCTACAAAGGATTTTCGACAAACACGCCTGATCAGAATGTTAAACTTTATGATTTTGATGTAGTTAAGCAGGATATTTTAAACTACTTTAATACACGTCAGGGCGAACGAGTAATGAACCCTAGCTTTGGCTGTATCGTATGGGACTTATTATACGAACCCTTTACAGCAGATATCAAAGAAAGTATCGGCGCAGATGTTAACAGGATCCTAACTAGCGACCCTAGAGTAAATGTGCAAAGCATCAATTTTACTGAGTACGAATACGGCATTGCGGCTGAAATCAATCTAACCTACGTGGTTACGAATCAAACAGATACACTTAAACTAAATTTCGACAGAAATCTAGGACTCCAAGTAGTACAGTAATAATCTCGGTATATAATTTTTCTAATAAATATGTAATCCAGATGGATTACATATATGATACCAGCTACTAAATCACAAATACTTGTTGCAGAAGATTGGGTTAAGATATACCAAACTTTTAAGAACGCCGACTTTAAATCCTACGATTTTGAAACTCTGCGCCGCGTTGCTTTCCAATATCTACAACAGAATTATCCAGAAGATTTCAATGATTATATTGATAGTTCGGAGTTTGTGGCACTTGTAGATCTAATCGCATATCTAGGACAAAACCTAAGTTTCCGCATCGACCTAAATGCTCGTGAAAACTTCTTAGAAACAGCACAGCGCACAGACAGTGTGCTGAGACTAGCACAGCTGGTCAGCTATAATCCGGCCCGTAATGTTCCAGCGACCGGACTTCTAAAAATCACAGCGATCCAGACTAGCGACACGATATTTGACAGCAACGGTATCAATCTAGCAAATCAAGTAGTAGCGTGGAACGATCCATCAAATAACAACTGGTATCAACAGTTTATCACAATCATGAGTTCTGTAATGCCTAATGGAACTATGTACGGCACTCCTTACGATTCTGCGACAATCGATGGAATACAAACTGATCAATACAGAATCAACACACAAACTGCTAACGTTCCTCTGTTTACCTTTAGTAAACTAATCAACGGTATTAATATGAGCTTTGAAATCGTTAGCTCTGGATTCTCTGGAAAAAATTATATACATGAAGAAACTCCGTTGCCTGGCCGCAATATGGGATTCATATGGCGCAACGATAATCAAGGTGCTGCCAGCGCCAACACTGGATTCTTCATGCACTTCAAACAAGGTACACTAGGTACTACTAGTTTCGTTGTTGACTCACCTGTGGCAAATGAAATTGTCGCATTAAATGTCAATGACATCAACGACACCGACGTCTGGTTGTGGCAATTGGATGCATCGGGTGCATATTCAACAGAGTGGACTAAGGTTGATTCTACCGTTGGCAATAATGTTATCTATAACAGTATCAGTCTTGGAAATAGAAATATCTATGCAGTTTCGACCCGTGCAAATGATCAGATCGATTTAAATTTCGCTGACGGAAACTTTGGAAACCTTCCAAAAGGAACCTTCCAACTGTTCTACAGACAGAGTAATGGTCTATCATATACAGTTAGTCCTAATCAGCTAGACGGTGTGATTATCAAAATTCCTTATATCAATAAGAGCGGACAGATACAAAATCTATCTCTAACACTGTCATTACAATCTAGTATTTCAAATAGTGCTCCTGCAGAAACAATCGCAGACATTAAAAAGAATGCTCCGCAAAATTATTATATACAAAACCGCATGATAACAGGGGAGGATTATAATATCGCTCCAGTTACGATTGCAAGCAATGTATTAAAAGCAAAAAGCGTCAACAGACAAAGTAGCGGCATCAGCAAATACTTTGATTTAAATGATGTTACTGGTCGGTATAGTTCTACTGATATTATTGCGCATGACGGAATATTATATAAAGAATCTAATCAAAGATCCTTGACATTTACCTATACAACACGTAACGAAGCGTTTGGTATATTAAAAGGCACAATAGAACCTTTGGTATCAGATCCATCTACTAGAAATTTTTATATAGATAATTTTCCACGTCCTAGTCTAAGCAGTTTAAATCTATCTTGGACATTAAGTCAGGCAGAATCAAATCAGACGAGAGGATTCTTAAAAGGCATCTACGACTCGGCTCCGATGCAGTTAGGATCTTTCTCAGGAAGTTCTGCAAAATATGTAACAGCAGGTGCATTAGTAAAATTTGTTGCACCTACTGGCAAATATTTCCTACCGTCGGGCAAGTTTACAACAACTCCTGATGCTACAACCAAAAGCCATCTATGGTCAAAAGTTGCTAAGGTAACAGGAGACGGAGCGAACCAGGGCAAAGGCGTATTAAATGATGGCACAGGTCCTGTTATATTAACTGGATATGTTCCTGACGGTGCAATCGCAACCGAAGTGATTCCTAATCTTGTTACAACTTTACCGTTTGCCCTTGAAAACGAAATCGTAAATCAGATGATGGCCAAACGTAATTTTGGTTTAAGTTTTGATATCAACAGTCGTGCTTGGTTCGTTGTAGTTGACACTAATATTGATTTCATGAATCCGTTCGCTCTGATATATCAAGGCGATGTAAGCAACACAAATATTGATGCTTCTTGGCAAATCGGCTTCCAGTGGACGGGTAAATCGTATGTGGTGTTCTACAGACAGACAAACTATGTATTTGAAAGCTACGAACAAACTGGTTTCTTTGTTGACGATTACAAAACAAACTTTGACTTTGTTAACAACACACTGATTAAAGATAAAATTTCTGTTCTCAGTATCAACACTCTACCAAATCTTACTAATACATGGTTAAATGGTAGCGGAGCACCGACTGCTTCGCTTGGGGCCAACGGCAATTTCTATCTCGACACATCAGCAAACGTACCATACAGAAAAATAAGCGGAGTATGGGGCATACTACCTTTGGGCCAGACATTTAATGAATTAGGTACTGACTACGAATGGCAAATTGATGCTCCTGTCGTTGAAAATGACGGATACGTTGAACCTAAAAAAGTTTTAATTTCTTTCTATGACGGCGACAACAACGGACAGATCAAAGATCCTGACAGCTTTAATATTATAGTTGATCCATTGAATCCATCGATACAAACAGGCTACCTAGGAAATTTTGTTTACTTTGAATATCTTGCAGACGGTATTAGATACCAGCTTACTGAGTCTACACAGTTTACAGCGTTCCCTACAGAGTCGGCAGCGAGCGCCTATTTTACAAACTTAGGGTCTAATCCAGCAGACGGTCAGTTATTTTATTTCTACGAGTCCGATGTTATTAAATCTTGGTCGGCTTCGGAACTGATCTATGTGCTAAACACTGGATACTTTGCTCGTCCAGGCAGAAGCGGATTAAAGTTCCACTATCAGCATAACAGTGGTGTCGAAAAAAGAATCGATCCTGCCAAATCTAATATCATTGACATTTATTTGTTAACATCAAATTATGACATAGCATACAGACAGTGGGCAACTGGCAATCTAAGTGAAGAACCGACTCCACCAACTCCGTCTGATTTAGAAGATACATATTCTCAATATCTAGAACCGATAAAGAGCGTTAGCGATTCGATCATATATCACAGCGCATCATATAAAGTATTATTCGGACCAAATGCTCCGATAAACTTACAAGCAACATTTAAGGCAGTAAGAAATCCAACGTTGCCGACTAGCGATAACGATTTAAAAACAAGGATTCTTTCTGCAATTAACAATTTCTTTAGTATAGAAAATTGGGACTTTGGTAATACATTCTATTTCAGTGAGCTCTCTGCATACATCATGAATACGATGACACCAGATATTACAAACTTTGTTATTGTGCCAAACAACGGATCGACCTTTGGTAATTTATTTGAAGTAACTTGTCAAAGCGATGAAATCTTTGTAAGTGGCGCAACAGTAAATGACATTGAAATTATTAGCGCAGTAACCGCATCAAGTATCAGCGCCGCAGGCGTATCACAAATAAGCTAAGATGGAAAATAAACCACAAAACGAATTAACAGACGTATACAACCTTAACGACCCAGCACACAGCCGTCGATCAGTTGAGCTCCTTCCTGAATACCTACAAACAGATAAAAATAAAAAATTCTTATCTAGCACATTAGATAGACTGATTGAAGTTCCGAGGATTGAAAGGATTGATGCTTTTGTAGGTAGTAAATTAACACCTACTTACAAACCGTTAGTAGATCAATATCTGTCTAGCACCACTCCTCTTAGCAAAGATTATCAACTGGAGCCTAGTCTTGTTGTTAAAGATCCTGGCCTCAATATTTCTACAGCCCTTACATACGACGATCTTATCAACCAACTGGCATTTAACGGAGCACAGGTTGAGAATCACGATTCTCTTTTTAAATCTAAAACATATTCCTACAATCCGCACATTGATCTAGACAAATTTGTAAACTATAATCAATACTATTGGTTACCGGGCGGACCCGATCCTATTGAAATTACTGGTCCACAGAAAGCCACAATCAGCACATACACTGTCGTCGACGGCGACGGCGGAACCACATGGACTGTTTCAACTGACGAACTAACTCCAGATCCTATACTAACTTTATACAGAGGAATGACTTATGTTTTCAATGTAACATCAGTCCACAGCTTCTATATTAAAACAGCAGTAAGTTATGGAAAAGAAGATCAGTATACTCTTGTAGTCAACAACGGAGCTAAAACAGGACAAGTTATCGTTACTATCGACGATTCTACTCCTAATACTTTATACTATGTTGCAGGCGATGATACACGAGTGCTTGGCAAAATTGTCGTAAAGAAATTGACCGAAAACAGTACTATCAATGTCGATGCTGATATCGTAGGCAAACAAACTTATAAATCAGGAAACGGAGTAGAGTTTACTAACGGAATGGTCGTATACTTTTCCGGACAGATAACACCTAACACATATCAAGACAAGAGATTTATCGTTGAAGGTGTTGGAAACAAAATCACTCTAGTCGATTTCAGCACACTGCAAAATAATATTAATGCGGCAAACAATCTCAATACAGACTTTGACGTAAACTCGTTTGACGAATATCCTTTCGATGATTTTAGTAATGCGCCAATAACCCCAGAATATATAACGATCAACAAATCCAGCGTCGATCTTAATCCGTGGAGTCGTTACAATCGCTGGTTCCATGTGGGTGTCATCAAGGCAGCGGCAGCCGCAAACGGTGTGCCTTTCGTTGTTGATCAAACAGCTCGAGCAAAAAGACCAATCATTGAGTTTACGCCTAATATCCAACTGTTTAACTTTGGCGGAATGAGCAAAGGTACGATTGACTTGATAGACACTGTAACAAAAAATGTCTTTAATCAAGTTGAAGGAACTGCGGGTTACTACGTTGACGGAGTCCTATTACAAGAAGGCAATACCGTTGTGTTTAACGCTGATACTGATCCGCTGGTTAGAGGAAAAATATACAGAGTTAAAATTGATATAATCAACAACAATCAAAAAATAAGCCTTATTGAAGAAACAGATCGCAATCCAAATACTAACGACAGCATAGTAGCAGTTAACGGTAACAGCTATGCAGGATCTAGTTGGTACTTTGATGGTACTACGTGGCAATTTGCCCAGCAGAAAACGTCAATAAACCAAATGCCATTATTTGATCTGTACGACAACAATGGACACAGCTACAGCGACTTGACATACCATCAGGGATCATTTGCTGGAACTAAAATATTTGGCTACACAAACGGCACAGTATACGACAGCGTACTTGGAATAAATTTAAAATTTTTAAACGTTGCAAATATTGGCGATTTCCTTTTTACAAATTATTTTAACACAGAATCATTTGTCAGCACAGAAACAGGCTCTAATGTAGTAACTCCGGTCTCCTCTGGTTTCCTAAAAATATCAGACGGTGTTAATACATCATTTAGTAATTCCTGGGTACAAAATCAAGAAGTCCAAATTCCAATAATTGATTTTTCAGTAATAGAAACTGTGACAAATAATGTACAGATCGTTGGAGTTGATAATCCTGGTTCTCTAAAAGATTTAACAGTAGCAGTATTTGTTAATAACATTAAAAAAATAGCCGGAACTGACTATGTATTAGAATCACAAAACACTAATATGTTTGTGGTGTTTAAAAATAAATTAAATCTCAATGATGCTGTTCTATTGAAGTTGTACACTACCGCTTTACCTAGTGCTACCGGATACTATGAACCCAGTCTTGGATTAACAAACAATCCGCTAAATGGTCCAATCTCTGAACTAACACTCGCAGAGATTACAGATCATTTAAAAACTGTTACAGAACGTATTCCTAATTTTTCAGGAACCACTATCGGGTTTAATAATCTACGAGACTTAGGCGATTATTCAAGTTATGGTACTAGATTAGTTTCTCACGCCAATCCGTTGTCATTTGCGCATTTCTTTATTGGTCAAAAACAACACGATATAGTTTCTGCGATAAGAAAAGTTGGTGACGATTATACTTCATTTAAAAATGCGTTCTTGAAACAAGTCAGCGAAGTTAGCAACTTACTATCACCTAGAGATGCTGTTGAT